GAGCCACGTGCCCGCAAGTTGCGAGATAGGGCCAATCAATGCAGTTAGCATTTCCACCTCTTTCGTGCCTGTCTAAGGCGGCTATTCGGATCTTTTGCAGCTTTCGGAAACTTCTTCATCTGACCGGCAGAGCGGGCACAGAACGACTTGCGGCGTTTTGCGTCCTTGCTTCCGGGCTTTACTTTGCCGGTGACTGCAGTCTTGAGTTTGGAACCGGGGTTCTTTTTACGATATTCTTTGACCCCTTTTGCCGTCATGCCCGCACCCGACTTGGTAGGGCGATAGTTTGCACCCTTTCCCGACGTGGTACGTTTGATCGGTGTTTCCTTTTTGCGTGGCATAGTATTTATCCCCGCAGGAGGTTCCTGCTTATATCACAAAATTAAAAGGGTGTCAAGGGGGCACGTGGCCCCCCTGACAGGTTGGTTAGGCGAATGCTGCGGCGGTGCCAGCAGCGTTCATCGGAACCATTACGGCGAACACACGGACTTTACCGTCCATGATTGCAGTGATGGCCTTCACGTCGATGGTATCAGCAGCCAAGTAGAACTTAGCAGCAGAACCAGTTTCCTGAATGCCAACTGCACCGTCTGCGTCGAGGTCAGTGACCCACGTGTCAGGAGCGGTGCCGTCGCCAACGTCAATCGTACCCGCGTTGGAACTTGCGGTTACGAGTTCGATACCGACGCACATAACCAGCGTGTTAGCCGGAATCTGCAGGGCGTCGATGTCTTCGTTGATGCCGAGATTGGTGGTGGAAAAATCCAGCACAACCTCTTGCAGGTAGGGTTTTGCACCGGATGCAACCGCTACACCGTTATCAGTAACTGCGTAAGTAGGCATTAGTGAATCTCCCTGTTCTAGTCGAGGCTAACAACGCCGCGAACCATTGCCTCCGGACGCAGAACTTTGCGACCGAAAACGTGCAGACCACGAACGATGTCAGAGAAGGTTTCAGTCGAACGGACAACTTCGGTCTTCGCGATGTGCGAAGCAGTAGCCGTTGAGGACATGTGACCGGCAAGAAGCAGGTTCTCAGTCCCGTCGGTTGCCAGACCGGACAGCGTTACTTGGTCAGTGCCGCCGTTCGAGACGAGGGCAGTAGACTTGTAGCACTGGAAGCCAGCAATGTTGCCCAGCGACACAAGGCCGTTACGCAGCGGGGAAGTCGCATCGCCAGTAACCTGAACTTCTGCGAACTTCGCACCAGCCGAGAACAGGTGCTTGTAGAAAGCCGGGGGAGCAACGAACCAGCGGTTCTCTTCCGGAACAGACTGGTCGTCGAGGGCTTGAGCCATCACCAGCATGGTGTTGACTGCAGTGTCGCCCGGAGTGGTTGCACCGCCGATGTCGAGAGCCGAACCCAGAGTACCGATGTCGGAAATCTGAGCAGTAGCGGCACCGGACTCGCCGGTCAGACCCGCACCCGATGCCATAGCAGTCAGGATGTTGGCGTCGTAGTTACGCTTCAAGGAGTACGCACCCGAAGAGGTGGCAAGTGCCTCGAAGTTAACGTGAGACTGACGCTCTTCGATGTCGTCAATCTTGAATGCGAAGGCGTTCGCTTGGTCCACAACCATAGTGGTTTGGTCGTCAGCGAGGTCTTGCGGATTTACCACCGAGCCACGAGAGTAGCTAGAAACGGTGATGGTAGGCTCTTTGATGATACGGACGGTATCACCATAGTTCTCGATTTCGCCAGCGTAGTCGGTATTCGTGATGTCTTCAGCAACCGAAGCGCGACGGAAGAACTTAAGAACCTTTTGACTGAAGATTTCCGGCGTGAAATTGCCGGAAGGCAGGTTATTGTAACCTGATGCACTATCAAAAGCCATTGGTCTTTCCTTCCTATTTGAGGTTAGAGGTTAGTTGTTGTAGTCAATACGACCTTCGGCACGAGCCTTGTCGAGTTCGGATTCCATTTTCTCAAACTCCCACGGCTTCATTCTGCCGATTTCAGAAGCTTTCCAGATCCTGTCTGATCCTCTTGACTCTGCAGCAATGTCCCGCGCTTTAGGTGCGGATACTGCAGCAGCCGGATCGGATTTGTTAGATCGAGTCTGCTTCTTTTTACTGATTCCCATGTCTGCTTTATACAGATCAAGAACCCGTGATGCCCAACGAGCGTCGGTATTGTTTTTGTAAATACCGTCAGCAATAGTTGCCGGTTGTTCGTCGAGCCAAGCCAAGAACTTTTCATCCGTCTTGATTTGGTCAAAGTCAGGATGATTGTTCAAGAGTTCGCGGTATGCGCCTTGAACCTCCAGATCTTTTTCCCGCTTTTTGATCGTAGCGAGTTCTTCTTGCAAGTCCTGAGATCGTTCGGATGCTTTCATCGTAGCGATAGTCTCTACTACATCGTAAACGTCTGGATATTGCTGTTTGAACTCCTCCAGTTCTTCTGCGGTTTTAGGAAGAGAAATATTCGTGTCCCTAGCTGCATTCTGCAGATTTGCCTCTAGTTCTTTTTCTCGTTCCTTGAAGCTTCGGACCTTATCGTCGTAATGCCGTTTGAGATCATCATACCGCTTTTTGTAGTCATGATCGGTCTCTTCCTTTGTTTCGACGAAAGATGTATTCTCCCCAGCTTCTTCTGGTTGATCCTCTTGGGCTTCTACTTCAGGGGTTTCTTCATCGTCATCTTGATAGACTTCATCTCTATACTTGTTACGATAAAGTGTTTCGCTGTTTACTGTCCCAAAAGAGTCGTTAGGTTTGTTGGCACGATGGCCACGTATCTTCTTTGCCATTTGGTTTACCTCACTCGCGGGGCCACTTGGCTGTGGGTAGCCGCTCCGGTTGTGTCAGGGCCGCGTTAGCGGGTAGCTGACGAATCAGTCGATACCAAGCTCGGCCTTAGCGGCTCGGTATTTCGCTGTAGATTTAGTATTACCAAAATGTCTGCGTACTAGGTCTTCTTCGGAATCGCTCATCTGAGCCTTGTATCGCAGGTAAAGTTTCCCAAGAAGAGGGTAATACTTTTTATGATCTTCGACGGATATTGATCCCGTCCCTAAATTCTGATACATCGAAGCTTCTTGAGGCGTGGCTTTTCTTCCTGTAGCCTTTTTGCCTATTTCGCCTGTGTAAATTTTTCCAGAACGCCTATAGTTTGTTCTGTTACGTGCGTCTGTAGCGAATTTGTCTAGGTACGCAGCGAACTCTGGATCCACCTGTTTTTGTATGCGTAGTTCATCAAATTCCTCTGACATAGCTTTAAGCGTGTCACCAGTAATTTGAAGAGGCCCAAAAGCGGAAGACGGGTTGCGAGAGCTATCTGATTGGGTGTAAAAATATCCTTGATTACGATCTTGATAGCCTTTTGTTTCTACCCTAGAGATCGCCATTCCGACATCTTCGAGATTAATCCCGTTTATTGTGTCCGCCGGAATAGCAGTTTCAGGCGCGGAGTAGGTAGCAGAGATAAATCCTTGAGGAGTAATGCTCGTATCGATAGCGGGACGAAATCCTGCAGCAAGAGGGGGCATACCCGTAACATCGCCGCCCTTTTGATATCCTCGAATCATTCCGCCACTAGCGGCTTGTCTGCGGTCTACTTCTGGTTTGCCCGCATCATTTACTGAATTTAAGAAGGAGTATCCCCCGTATTCTTCAATATCATCCCTATCGACGACGTATTCCCCTTTTGACAGGGCAACATCTACCATCTTTCCGCCCTTCGCTGCAGCTTTCTTTTGCTTTGAAGGCAAAATCCCAGCAGCTTGAAGCTTTTCTGTAGCAGGGGCGTTGATTACGAATGAACCCTCCCTAACCTGTGTATTCTCGGTATCGGCAACGGTCATGCCTTTAGAATAGTTTTGGGGAGGACCGTCTACAAATCCTGTGCCTTGAACCTCTCCGCCGTCTGCCATGTAGTAACCCACATTACCTCGTCCAGCTTCGCTATACGGAGAGTTACTCGCAGGGGCACTCCAGTCTGTTTTAGTAACTCCTGATCCTCTCGATGCAGCCTCTTGCTCTTGGCCGGGATCTGTGGTGTATGTTACTTCCGGAGTATAACTATACTGAAAGGACTGTTCTTGTGCCTCTAGTGCAGTTTCAGGTAAGGAGGGAGGGGTGTATACGCCCGCACCTGCATCGGATTCTTCTTGCGTCTGACCCGCTTTTGTAGGCGTAGGATCTGGACCCATGTACCTGCCAGAAGCTTCCGGGGTTTTGGAGATTTCAAGAAGTTTGTTTGTTATCTCTCGACGCTGTGTAGCAGATAGCTCATTTGGAAGTACGCCGGAAAGTGTGTATCCACCGAACGGACCCGGAGATACTCCGATTGTTCTTCCGCCTAAAGTTGCTACAGCGTATCCGTCTTTTCCAATATATGCGTTCTTTGCAATACGCTCAAGATTTGCCTTAGATATTCCTTCTCCGATACCTGCAAAGGCAGAAAGACCCGTCGTCGCAAGGACAGACTTCATACTTCCCGGCATTTCGTATTTTGTCGTTCCCGTGATTGGATCGTAATACTTTTTTGAGCCGAACTGTCCTTCCACAAGATACTGTACGTAAGACAATCCGAAATCAGGCTCTTTAGGGCGTACAATAGTTTCTCTTAGCTTTGGTCCGCCGATAATTGGGGTTACATCGTAATTATAGTCGTACTGACTGGAAAGAGGCTGCCCTACTCCTTGAGGTCCATCACCCTCTTCTCGACGAAAAGAATCTGCTGCAGAAGCATCGTCAACGGAAGTTCTTCCTACCGAAACACGAGGAAGAGGAGTTTGAGTAAAGCCTTCTGGCTTAGGGCGACGTTGTATTGCCGACGGAGTAGCGGGTACTGGAGAACGCGAAATCAGATCACCAATAGCCTTTCCCGCATCATACTGTAGCGGTCCTGTAATTACATCTTGGATAAAGCTAGTTGCCATTTGATTTCATTGCCGACTCAAAATCTTCTTTCAAGCCTTTAAGCATTTCCAGAGAAGTTACTTTCCCCTGCAGCCGGAACACTTCCAGTTCCGATTGTGCCGCCACCAACGCCCGAAGCGTCATCCGGATTTGCTCCTGCAGGTACTCCTCCAGACTGTTCCATGCCTCCTTGTTCGTTACCAGCGGGCTGACCTTGCTGGCTTCCTTCTTGTTGAGCATTGGCTAATCCTTTCAGCATTTCTGCAAATATCTGCGCTTCATTTACATCGTTGACGAGGCTATCCGGATCGATGTCCTGTGCGATTGCCAACTCCCGCATCAAGTTGGGGATTTTGATAAACGGAGCCAGCATCGGATTCGATACGGTCTGCAGCAGGGTAGTGAGACGCTGACTGCGTACTTCCTTCTGCATCACCGCTGCAACACCACGCGGTTTGATTTCAAGATCACCTTCGATGTCGGGGGCGTCTTCGTTGAATTGCATGTTCCACTGAAAGTATGCCTCGCCCAAAGGTTTCAAGAGGCTATCATCGATGTTCTTAATTACAGTCTTGAGGGACAGACTCGCACCGCCTAGCAACATAGAAAGACCCGATGCGGTCCGGCCTGTACCAGCTACGCCCGTCTGACCGTGCATGATCGAAGGAAGACCTGTCTCCTCGTCTGCAAGCTGGCGGCTGATCTGATACATCTGAATGTTTTCAGGAGCCGTATTCGGAAACTTGAGTCCGTTGATTGCCGTTCCTGTCACACCAGACTGGCGGCGGAATATCTTGCCGGGGAAGATATCCATATTCTGTCCGGGCACCAGCGATGCTTCGTCTACGTCAAAGACAAGGTTACCGGCAAGGGCG